GTAGTGGTACTTTTAGATGTACTAAAAGTAGTAGTAGTGCTTCTACTTGTGCTTTGTGAAACTGATGTGTTTCTTGAGGTGCTTCTTGAAGTATTCCTAGATGTTGTTCTAGAAACATTACCTTGAGTATTTTCATCTGCTGTAAAGAAAGTTGTAGTAAAACTTGTGCTAAAACTTGTGTTAAAGCTAGTGCTTCTTGTAAAAGAAGTATTAAAAGTGGTCGTAGTTGATCTACTTGTATTAAAAGTGGTCGTAGTTGATCTACTTGTATTAAAAGTAGTTGTCGTTGATCGAGTGGTGTTAAAAGTAGTTGTTGTACTTTTTGAAGTTGACGCAGTTGTATTAAAGGTTGTAGTTGTATTTCTACTTGTTTGTCTTATTGCATTAAATACTGTAGTCAAAGACCCATCTGTTTCTTTAACGACGGCATAATTAACGAATTGTAAGTTGCCATTCGTTACTTTAATTAATATTGGATTTGGTGTTTCAATCGAGTCACCATCCCAAATCTTTATTGCCATGCTAAACCCTCACGATACAACATACCAGACAAAACCAGTTTTCTTGCCAGTTCCATCTGTAGGTGCAGAAGTTACGATCTCAAAATCTCTAGTATCAAAATCAGTAAGAGCTACTTGTTTCATAGTTCCTGCATCATTTACCACAACTCTGTCTGCGTCCGCTAATGTTGTAGAAGTAGCACTTGTACCACCATCCATTATGTTGAGTTCTGCTGCTGTACTTGTTACAAGTGTGCCGCCTAGCTTTAAACCATTAGAACCATCATGTGACGCTATATCAACATCTATTGCTCCGTCAGCAAAAGTTGTGTCTAAATCTTCATTTACTGATATGGCAGGAGTAGTTCCTACTGTCGATCCCTTACCAATCACCAAATCATCAGCAGAATCATCAAGACCGATATAAAAGTCTTGAGCATTACCATCAAAAACGATTTTAGTATCCTCTGCACCAGCATCACCTATTGTTAGGGTTGGGGTTGTGCCGGATATTTTTAAACTATTACCTACGTCTAAATCAATCAAAGCGTCAGTTACTGCTGCGCCTGATCCTGCGCCATCTAATATAACAACTTTTACCGCACCATTTGGTACTGTAACATTCGAGCCTGATCCTTGAGATATTGCTATATCTTGCGATCCACTCGTAGCGTTTTCGATTATGTGGACCCTACTCATTGTATTCGGGCCGATTGTAATGGTGCAAGTTGAATCTAACGTACCAGTATATTTAATATATAAAGCTCTACCGGGGTCAGTTGCGCCATCTGCTACTGTTGTTGTGTGTGTATCAGCATTTGTAGTTATGGCTTCAGTGCCAAATCCAAACGCCTCTGCAATAAGCTCTAAATTGGTATTTGTAGTATTACCCCAAGTACCGGACTGTTCGCCTGTTGCTATTTCTTCTAATCTTAAATCATTTACGTATGTACTTGCCATAATATTTCCTCTATGCTGCTATGTCTGTCCAATTAGGGTTTTGAGAATCATCTATTAAACCCCAAACGTTAGGTGTACTTGTACCACCTGTTCCCGAATTTCCAGTAACTGCGGTAACGGCACCTGCTGCTATTACTACTGATCCTACACTAGAAGTTCCAACAAACCCAGTTTCAAGTAGAACTTGATCGTGTAGTATAGATACTGTTCCTACAGAACCACTAGCTCCGGATATTCCAGAAGATAAAGTTGCTACAGCACCTGCTGCTACAGTTTCATTTCCTATTGTTCCTGTACCAGCGTTTCCTGTCAAATTTAAAACGGCACCTGCTGCTACAGTTACGGTTCCTACAGAACCAGTTACGCCAAATCCTGTTTCGGCTATTGTTTGGAATATTCCAAAATCAACCGTGCCAAGAGCCGTTGTTCCGGCAACTCCTGTTACAGCTATCGTTGCTCCTGCTGTTACAGTCTCGTCACCAAGCGTACCTACTTGAGCATTACCAGTTACACCTGTAACCGCTGCCCCTGCTGTTACTACTGTTCCTAACGTAGTTGTTAGTGTTGACTGTGTAACAGCTAAAACTTGATCGGTAAAAGTGCTCTCATTACCTAGTGCAGAAGTACCGCCAACACCTGTTACTTCTACAGTTGTTCCTGCTGGCTCACCAAAGGGGCCATCACCCCATGTGCTTCTGCCCCAACCTTGTGCCATTGTATTAAGCTATTCTAATTATAGCGTTACTAGCATCTGCTGCTGGGAACTGAACGGTAAAATCTCCGTTTGTGGAAGCTTTATCCGCCCCAAAATCTAAAATACATACGGCAGGATCACCTGACGCACTATCGTTAAATATCATTGCACCTCGAGCAGTTATGGTTGCAGAACTAAACGTCGCATCTGCGAAATCGGTCAATGCCGTTGTTCCAGAAGTAGATGGATCTACTCTAGTTAGTGACGTACCTTTAGCAGTATACCCTGTTCCACTTACTTCGTTTGAAGTAGTATAGGCCGTTGTGGCAGCATCTAATGACGCAGAACTTGTATACAAAGCTATATTAAAGGTACTACCGCCACTGTTTTTAAAATTGTGAACAGCTTCCATCAACTCTTTCTTAAAGCTGGTACACATAGCCTGGGTAATAGCCATTTTACAGTCTCCTTAAAATATCAGCCATATCTTTATGACCTTGTTTTGTTAAAAGATTAATCATAGTAGTTTTATCACTATTTATTGCATCTTTACACGCTAACATAATAACATGATAAACCCTACTTTTAAAAGCATCTGCCTGCGCTCTAACTTCAGGACTAGCCCCCTCTGAGACAGAAACTATTTTTTCAACGGCTCTTGCCGCTATTTCTTCCGGAGAAAAACCCCGGTTATGCGTCGTATGAACATTTACATCATTCACTACACCAACGTTTACTTCATCTAACATACTTACCTCTTTTTTTTCATTGATTTTTCTATTTGCAAAGCTTGTCTAGCGTGCAACTTAGAAGCTTTTTTAAGCTCTCTTACTAATTTTCTTTTTTGTGCTACAGTTAGTTCTGCCATAATAACTCCTTATTGCTTATCTCGCACTACTCCGCCAGTACGATACTCGTCTGTGCTTTCCCTAGATTCTCCAAGCATTTTAATAGAAACCATAGCTTCAGAAAATCTTTTTTCATATTCTTGTAACACATCAGGCTCACCTTTCATAAAAGTGTAAGCTTCTACTAAAGAACCATAGAGCATGGCTTGACTAGCATTTTCACTTAACCAAGTAACACCGCTGTCAGAACCCGCTGTTAAACTAGCTGGTCTGTAATAATAATGTAGCTCTGAAGAATAATTGCTGTCCGGCGTAGGACCAATAAGAAAAGTGTCTTCGTTAAAACTAGCGTAGTAACGAGGCGTACCGGTGGTGCTACTGTTGGGATTAAATGTCTGTATAAAATTTACGTCTTTAAAATCTAAAAAAATTTTTACACTACTAGATGTAATAGAAAGAGAAAAAGTAGATAAATAATCACTTGGTTTTGCAAGAAATTGACTATCAGAAGTCATAGTCCCAGTAACGTTTTTTCTAAAAATATCTAAATGTGTGTTTTTTAAAATACGTTCTTCTGTGTTTTTTATAAAAGTATCTAAAGTTGACGTAAACGTAGTTTCGTCATTTTCAGTATAGTTTTGTATTGCTGTTTTAAGGGTTGCTAATGTAAAACTCATGTTATTGTCACCGTAACTTGTCCTATAACTCCAAAAGCTCTTGTAGGTTTAAATGTTTTTTCGGATAAAATAGGTGTTCCAACATAAGTAATAACGGGTTCTATTCTATCTGGTCTAGGATCTTTTAATGCTTGAGGATCAGAAAACTTACGTATTGGTTTTAATTGAGGGTGTTTTGGTTCAAATTCATCAAACCCGACTAACATACCCGTCCACTCTTTTCTCATTTTATTTAACGGATAACGAAAACCAGACCTATCTGATATTCCATAAGCTTTTTTTCCGGTTGCATATTTAGCCATAATTAACTGCCGTAATAACTAAAACTAGGTGTTATCTGTAAAGAAGCTCTATCTCGATCCTCTAACATAGCTCTGTTAAATTCTTCTTCGTAAATAGCTTTCAGTATCTCAATTCTTTGTGGCGCTCGTTTTATTGCTAAATAATAAGCCAAACCAGCAGCTAAACAAGGGTAAAAACGAAATGGTATTTGCAAAGTATTTGTGTAGTCGTCTGCGTCGTCCATACGAACTAAACGATCAAACTTAACAATATCAGAATTGCTATCTGGAACAGGCCAAAGTTTTAAGGTTGGACTTATTTGACGATCCAAAAAAAACTGAGAAGGCCTACCTGTTTGAGTTTTATTTGGTAAGTTTAAGTATTCACTTCGACTTAACCTAGTTAAACCAAAATCAGTCCCGTCTCTAGTAACAACAACAGATAAAACATCAATTGTTTTTTGCACGGTAGTTAGATCAACCACCGCAGATAACGTGGTTGTAGCCGCGCTTGTGCTGCCTGTCAAAGTTTCACCATTACTAAAAGTCCCAGAAGGAATTGTAATAGCCATAGAAGTAGACGAAGGTAAACTTGTTATAGAAGCAGTCGCTGAACTGGTGCCACCTGTTATAGTTTCACCAACAGTAAAACTGCCGCTTGCAGCAACCGTCATGGTTAAATTACCACCTGGATAATTACCTATGCCGGAAGCTAATGTAATAGAAGTTTGCTGTATGGTCCATTGATTTAAACCACGATTCGCCCAATCTGCTAAAAGCAAGTTCAAAGAACGTTTCGCGGTTTTTAAATCGTAACCAGTACGTACTTCTAAACCACAACGCTCAAAAGCTTCTTCTACATAGCTTGCTACGTCTAGTTCAAAGTTTACTGATGATGAAGTAGCCATTTATTTTTTCTTGCCTTTATGCCTTTCGTATTCATCAAAAATTGACTGCATAAATTCTTCCGCATCAACCCCTTTGCTCATGTTTTTACCGCCCATTACTGGACCACCGTCTGCCATGTAGCCCATTTTGTTACGAACCGCTTTTGGTAGCTTTTTGAGGCCTACCTGACCTTTACTTGGCTTTTTTAGGCTATTCCCCTTCTTAACCATGCCGCCGGCTCTCATTCTTTTTTTGACGCCAACTTTCTTAACCATGCCTCCGCCGGCCATTTTCTTAACGCCAACTTTCTTAACCATGCCTCCGGCTCTCATTTTCTTAACGCCGACTTTTTTAACCATGCCACCACCGGCCATTTTCTTGCGGACCATACCGCCGCCTCTCATTTTTTTCTTTACGCCGGTTTTTTTAACGGCTCCATTTCCTAAATTAACTACACTTCTGTTCATGTCATTTCCTCTGTAAGTTTGTCGTAAAAATGTTGTCTTAATTCAAAAACATGGGGTGTATTATTGTCCCCAAAGTAATATTTATAGTAACCTAATTTTTGTAGCTTTTTAGCAGATTCTTGCAATTTTTTTAGTCTTTGAACAAATATCATAGCATATTCTTGTTGAACAATTGGCTCGAAACTACCGTCGTCTATTGTCTCATTTGTTTCGTCGTCTGGGTGAAAACCCATTACCCATATATCTTCATCTATAAACATTTGTTCAGAAATAGCTTCATTTAGGTCAACTAAATAATCGTGAAACTTTTCTGGATCTTTTTCATACGCTAAATCTACCAAAATAATAACCTCGTACTTATCTTCAAAAGTAGAAATCGTAGAATATAAAGATTGATAACTAGGATCATATTTAAAACAAATACCGACAGTTTCTTGATTCCACGCTTTATTTGCGTAAGCGCAAACAGGTAAGTTGCCACATTCTTTGTTTGGGGTCTCTAAAGCATATTGCGACCATTCTCTAATTTCGTCGCAAATTTTTCTTTCTAAACCCGTGTAAGAAACGTGGCGCATAGCTTACCTTATTTTTTAAGCATGAAATACCGTCAATGTGTTAAACGTAGACGCTGTGTATTGCACATAAATTCCGCTAGTAAAAAGAACCCCTTCGTCAGGAATAGTTAAGTCTCTAGTTGATGTTGCACTAGCCACTGTACCTACTTTATAAAGAGAAGTTCCTGTAGGTGAGGTTGTTAAAAAATCCAAAATACCTGCGGTTGATGTGCAAACGAGGTTAATACCCTGGAACCTAGACCTACCAGCAAAAACTACGTCTGCGGCAGAAGTATTTATTCCAGCAGAAACATTACCCGCCGGGTTTCCAACGGCAGATATGCCTGTTACTGTTTTAAAATATTTACTACCGGTAGCTGTACCAGCATTTGCACCTGTTATAGATTCTGTTTGAGAATCACCGTTAACATCAGTGCCTGTTACAGTAAAAGATATACCAGAATCGTCTCCAGCAGATAGAATAGTGACTATTCTTCCTGCACTAAAAGTACAAGAACCGCTATCAGCTAACGCACCACCTATAGTAAGTGCCGCGTTATTTCCGACTGAGGCTGCTGTAGAAATTCCATCAGCATCTAGACCTTGAGTATCGGCGGTAACGTGTACTGCTTTTACATCTGAACCAGCCATAATTTACTCCTTATTAGTATACTGAGTATTCTAGCTCTACTGTAAACCTTCCTGCTGTTGCGTCAGCGTTTAGAGTTGTAGTTGCTGCTGCATACAAGTGTTTACTTGCAATCGCTGCACTTACGTTAGGCTCGAAAACGTGGAAGTTTCCAGCAGTAGCGTTAAAGTTAATGTCAATCTCTGTTACGGACAAAGCAGCAGATAGAGTAGGTGAAAAGGCTGCTACACCTGCACCGACAATTTCAGTTCCTGAAGAAACGGCCGCATTAGTTGCTGTACCAGAAGTAGCACTTAGTTGTAAACTGCCTGCGAGAGTTTGTCCTGCCGCAGTTGTGATACCAATAACTGCTTTGTGAATAAAAAACTTAGTAGCTGTTACTAGATCGTCTGGGTGATCCGTGTTTAAAGTGCCTAGTTCTACAAGAACGTCTCCGTCAGCGTATGCTGTGCTAGTGTCTGTACCCGCTAAAGTACCTGCAAAAGTTTGTATTTTTCTAGTGCCTAAAGAAATAAGCTGTCCAGTCGAGTTTACTGAAAAACCTGTTTCTGTTATAGCACCTGTAGTGCTGCTTTCATTGATTACGTTTAGACCGCCTTTGGATCGAACTGGTCCACTAAAAGTTGAATTTGCCATAATTACTTTCCTTTAAGAAAAACTTTATCGTCTTGGCTTGTCTGCTAGGTCAGTCGATAAAGAAGGTTAACCCTAGAAAATGTTTCTTTTAAAGTCTACCGCAAAAAGAAAAGGGCAGCAAGAAGCTGCCCTTCTTTTGTTACTTAATTTTAAATTAAGCTCCTGGAGTCCCAAACACACAACGCCAGTCAGATACCCCGAAACTGTAACGCTCTCTAGCTTTAAAACGAGAGTTTCCAGTGTCAAAGTCCCCTTCCATTGCTGTACGAATAGGAGTTCTTTGGAATAATTTAAAACCATTTGGCGCATCAGTTTTGATGAAAAACGCATCAGTATCTGTCAAGAAGTGGTTAACTACCGCTCCTTCAGGGATCATACCCATGTTGTTCATAGCGTTTGCATCATTATCTGCTGTGCCTGATCTGAGGTTTGAGTTCATAACACGCTCTGCAATAAACTGTAGCTCTTTTGGAATAATTAGTTTCATTCCACGAACCGCAATTTTAAGACCGCGTTCATCTGTAAAACCTGCAATATCAATCAACATTTGTTCCAAAGAAGTTTCATTTAGGTCTGAAGCCGTTGATAAAAGGTTTCTTTGGTTTCCTGTGATTGATGGGTGAGAAGAAGAACAAAGTGCAGCACCGTCTCCTACTGGATTGCTAGTAGAAAAGGCGTTGTTTAGTATTGAAGCAGCTTTGATCTGTTTGGATTGACTCATAGATCGAGCTAGTGCACGTGTGTAACGAGCCGCTAGACGGTCATATAAATTATCTTCAATCGCTTCTTCTGTAATACTGAAAGCTAACGCAATAGTTTCGTGCGTGTAACGTGCAGTAAATGTTTCTTGCGCATCATCAAAAGAAATCGCTGCCCCTTCGGCTTTAACCGGTGCGGTTCCAAAGCCTGAAAGCATTGTTTCTTCCTCGAACGCTCGATCAGAAGTTTCAGTATCAAATATCTGTTCGTGTTCTTTTTCATATCTATCATACTCGAGTCCGAATAAAGCATTTAATCCGGGTTCGAGCTCTTTCGCTAGTTGTGCTCTTGAAATAGCCATTTTTTATGCCCTCTTGATTAAATGCCGGTTGAGTCCGCAGTAGTCTGCGAATCAAATCGACGAGTTGACGCATTAAAATGAGCGTTTAGTCTTACCAACAACGGTATACCCGCTGCAGTAAAATCATTATTCGCTTCATCATCTACAATACCTACGACACGCAACGGTAGTGTTGCTGTAGTAGCGATTGAAGATACGCTTAATGCTGAGTTAGAACGCCCCGTATCATCAGAACCGGTACGGGCAGAAGTGCCAAGTGAAGCGTTTGCAAACACGCCAGCTAGAGCAGTAGCTCTATCTGTAAGTGAAGCATCAGACGCGACTTGGAATAGTTGATTTGGGTTATCAGCTACAAGCGCCTTTACAGGGTGGTTTGTATCAACGCTGACGTTGTTAGAACCCGGCCAGTGATTTAGAAAAACTGGCTTTTTCTTAACGGAGTCATGGTACATAACGCCTGTCAGAACACCCAAAGCTTGTGTAGTGCCACCACTTGTAGCACCAGCTTGGTCAATAACGCCAGCAGCCAAAGGAACTACGATAGCGTATTGATATATAGCATTTGTGTTGTCGGAAGCAATTTCATACTCAGTTACACCGGTAGAATTAGTAGCACCCCCAACAAGTCCAACAGGGCGAAGACCATAGGCAGTTTCTTGATTTGCCATTTTATTGTCCTCTAGTTAATTAAAGTTACGGCCTACGTTTTTTTGCGTGGGCCACCAAAAGTTACTCTCGATTGACGATCTGGTTTAGTGATCGCCATAGTAGAGTGTGCATTTTCTCGCATCATATCGTGGTCTACTGCTTCAAGTTGATCCGAATGTCTTTGTCTAAAGTATTCGTTTCTTTCATCTACTGTTTCCAACGGTAATCTAGCAAGAAGTAGCCCGCCGACTCCAAAGACACCTTCATATTTACCTGACTCCACTACGGGAGCTTCAAAATCTGGGTATTCGTCTTGACGAACAAGCTCGTAACCTTCTCGAATCTTTGATGAAATATTAGACTTATCTTCGTGTCCTCTAACTTCTGCTCGGATCCAACGGTGTTTATACCCATCTGGTGCAGGTGGTGCATCTAGCATTGACGGTGGACGCCACGGCTTACGCCTTGTCGTAGCACTCCTAGTTTCTTTTGCACGGGAGGATCGTGGAATTGCTTTTGAACCTTCTGTAGAACTATTTAATTCTTTAGTATTTTCAGTCATATTTCACCTATCCTTTTACGTGTTTGGCGTATTCTTCTAGTGGCACACCTAATTTTTTTGCAATAGCTACTTGGCTTGGTGTGAGTTTTACCTTGTTGCGCCCAGTTTTTTTACTTCCTCGCGAAACTCCTGCAACTGTTTGGGCGGTTTTGTTACTGGTTTCGTTATTGTCTTTAAACTTATGAGCGAACTCATTTTTTATTCGACTATCTAATTCATCATAATATGAATCAGACTTAGGATCAAATCCTTCTTCTTCAACTAATTTTTTATGTATACCAAAAGCAGCAAACGTCATAGTGTAATCACTACCAAACCAATCGTTTTTAGAAGCCCAAGCTTCTGCCTTTGGATCGGGTTGTCTTGGTTGTTCTGGCTGTTGCGGTGCTTGAGTTAAAGCTTCGCTGGCTGCTTTCTGTTGTTGTTCTTGTTGAGCTTTAGCTTGGTTGTATCTATCTTCTGCAACCGCTAATTGTGTTAATTTACGCTGTGCTTCTACTGTTGCCTGAGAGTCTCCTGTTTCAACTGCATTTTTTAATGCAGCTTCTGCTTGAGCTTGCTCTGCAGAAATACGACTACCATATTCTGAAATGTAGTTTTGATCTAACGTTTGTAACCTAGCTCTAACTTTATCGGCTTCTTCTTTCATACTTTGTGCGTAACGTACAGCTTCTTCTCGTTCTCGCTCAGTATCTTTTACACGCCTCGTTAATTTATTTATCCTTTTTTGAACAGCTTTTCCATACTGTTCTTGTTCTTGCTCAGAAGCAGTCTCTTTAGTTTCCTCTTTAGTTTCTTCAATCTCAATAGAGTTGTCTTTTAACTCAACCTCTACGGATTCTTCAGAAGTTTCTAAAGGAATTTCTGTTTGTTCTACTTCTGTTTCTTGCATTTCTGTAGCAGACATAGATCAGTTCCTTTTAATTATGTAGTATATCTTCGGGGTTTTTAATTGTGGCTAAAATTTCGTCGTCATTAAGAATACGAACTTCTCCACCCTCTATTTTAAATCTAGAACCAGCGTAACGAGCAAAAACAACCCATTGCTTTTCTTCGCACCACGGTCCTGCGGGAAATTTTTCTTTATCTTTATAAGCTAAAGGACCCATTTTTAAAACATATCCAGCTACTGTTTGTACCTGAGTTTCGTCTAAAGTGTTATCAGCCAATAATATTCCGCCTTTTGTAGCTTTTGGCGGTCGATAAGGAAGTATTAGCATACGCCACCCAGTAGGGGCCGGGAGTCTTTCTAATACGGGTTCGTCTATTAAGGAAGGATCTAACGTTTTTTCTTTTGC